ACAATATCTCTCATTTGTTCTAAATGAGAAATTACCCAAATAAAATCAAATTGAGTTTTAAGATACTGCATCATCATAAATAGTGATGATAGGTTATCTGCATCCAATGTACCAAACCCCTCATCAATTACTAAGAAATTGGGACGAGGTAATCCACATATGTTTATTAGTGCAACTCTAATTGCCAATCCACTAATAAATTTTTCCATACCACTACCCATTTCCAATGTCCACTCTTGGTCTTCATATACAAGTTTTGCATTGATGTTTTTACCATCAGTATCCATTGAAAGTGAAAAATCTACAACTTGTGCTAATATGTTATTCACTTCGTTTTCGATTACAGGCATTGCTTTGGAAATAAGCTCATACGGTACTCCATCTTTTTTTACCGCATCTAAATAATAAGTGTAGAGTGTATTTTTATTTTCTAAATCTTTTACTTCACTTATTTTTGCTTTAGTAGTATTAATAAATGAATCAATAGAACCAATTTCACCAGTTTTTTGTAAAATCTTTTTATTGATATCTGAAATCTCTTTATCCAATTCCTTTTTTTGAGTTTCTAAAGTTTTAACACTTTCATTTATTTCTTTATTTTTTATTATAGTTTCCGATATTGCATTGTATCTATTGATATCGGCTTTTATTCCAGAAAGTTGTGTTATTAAAAGCTCATACTGAGTTCCCAACCCATCCAATTCTGCTTGGGTTTTTTGTATAATGATTTCACCTTTTTGATATTTGTTACGAAGTTCTATTAAACTACTCCAAACATCATCAACATCTGCAAATGGTTCGGTTGCTTTGATTAACGCATGGTGAGCAATATTAAGAGTTTCTAATTGAGATTCTTGTGTTTTAACAACTTCTTTGGTAGCAATTGCATCTTTAACAAATACGTTATTCATGCAATACTGACAATTAGGGTCATATTCATGCTGTTCCAAATGTTTTAACTTATCTAAATTAGATTCATATTGTGATTCCAATTTATCTATTTGTTGTTGTACATCTGCAATTTTACCCTTTGCTAAATCCCACTCTTTTTTCGCATCATCGATTGATAATCCATTTATTTCCGAATGTTGATTTATAGATTGTGATACTTCATTTAAAAGTGTCTGGTATTCGTTTATCTTACTTTCTTTATCTTCCCTATCCTTTCTGTTAGTTACCAATTTGTCCTCAATGCTGCCCTTCGCTGCCTCTAACGTGGGTAATTCTAATCGGCTATCAATTGGGGTTAGTGATTCCTTTAGGTCAGATATTTGATTTTGAATTCCATCCTTTTTTTTATTTAAATCTTTAAGGATTATTTCTAATTCGTTTACAATTTTTTTTGATTCCTTTAGGTCGGTTTCTTTCGTCGCCAATTCGGTTGTAAAATCAGTACGTTTGAAATTTCTGATAAGTGCACTCACTTCCTTAATGTCTTCATTAGCAGCCTCATACAACTTATCAAATATATCCAACCCCATAAATTGAGCAAGGAGGTCCTTCCTCTCCGATTGTGATTTATCAATGAATAAAGTGTTGTTTCCTTGTAACGATAGTGCAGTTAGTACAAAATCCTCATATCTACCAACGTATTGTTCAATGACGGAGTTAGTATCTCTCCTTTCAGTTCCATTAAGGGATTCTGATATACCATCTTTTACTCTCCAAAATTGAACATCAACTTTAACGTTTCTTCCCTTATTAACCATCCTTGCTTCTCTCCTTATATAGTAAGATACGCCCTCTACTTCAAAGTCCAATTGGCAATGGAAGTCTGATTTCCGATTATTTAATATATTACCTGCTTTGAATGTTCTACTACATCTGTCAAACAAACAAAATGATATTGCATCAAATAGTGATGATTTTCCACTAGCATTTGGTGCGAATAGGCCCATTAGTCCGCTAACCTTATCAAAATTAATTATATTGTTTTCACCATATGAAAACATATTGGAGAATTCAAACCTTACCGGCTTCCATTGCACGTTTCGGGTTAATTCATCCATTACTATCCTACTATTAATTTCTTTATTTAATGATTGTATTCCCAATACGTCCTCCGGCGTTACAAATGGTAACATCCTTTGTATATAATCACTTATTAAAGAGTTTTGATAATTGATATCCGTAATATCTTCAAGTTCTATTTGATTATCTCTATCACCGGTTTTTTTCTTTGCTAAACTATCCGTTTTTATAATTGTAAAATCTTCAACTCCATATTTTATTTTGATTTCGGTTATTGCCCGCTTTGTATCAGCTGCATCAGTATCAGAAAATCTTACTCTAAGTCTTGGAAACTTCGGTAAATTAATTATATCCGGTACTACACCATTTATAACATCCATAGTATAATATCCATAATCATTTTGAATATCAACTTCCTCATAGGTCATTGTATCCAAATTCCAAACTAAAAATCCGTGCTTATCTAAAGTTTCACCAAAGTTTTGTTGAACCAATGAACCCGCATAAACTACTTTACAACCTTTTGGCGAAATCATTTCTTGCCTCTTATGAATATCACCCAATAGTGCCAAATCATACCCATCAAACATATCGGTTGTAAAATGACGAGAAGATACTACATATCCAATATCAGTTTGAGAATTATCCACCGGTCCGTGAAATAATGCAATTTTTTTGTTTGCAAATAATGTATCGGCTTTGGGCCAATTATTTTTGTTATCAAATATACTGAATACTGCAAAATCCACATCACCAATTCCGTAAACTTGGGTATCTCTTAAATAATGTAGGTTTGGTAATTTTAATGCATCTACAATTGGAGTAAGTACATCCAATCTATCTGAATTGTTCATATTACAATCGTGATTACCAGCAATAAGAATAGTTTCACAATGCTTTGTACACTCTGTTAATAACCAACTTATTTCTTTTAGTAATTCAGGTGACATTTCTAATTTAGCATGTGCAATATCACCTGCCAAATAAATAATAGAATCTTCAGTTCCTCTTTTCTTAATCTCATCGAACATAGAGTAGAATACTTCTCTAAATTCTTTATGTCTTTTTACATTACGAATGTGTATATCCGCAATATGATAAATTCTTTTTAATTTACTCATATATTATTTAGTTTTGAAAGTACTAAATCATCCCATTGAGTTTCTTTAGCACCTTTCAATAATTCGTTTACTTTTTCAAATCCCATTTCACCAGCATCTTTATCAGTTGGTATAATATTTCTTACTTTAATTCCATTTTTCATAAACCATTCAGTATGTTTAGTAGAATCTTCTACGGCATCTGAATCCAGCATAATCGTTACATCCTTAACACCCTTTTCCATAATTTTATTTTTCAATTTGCTAAGTAGAAACTTACCTAATAATGGAATTACATTTCTCTTTACCGAAAATGAATCGAATACACCTTCTACCAACGTAATCGGCTCATTCCAATTAATTTGATTTTCAAATACGATTACATCTCTACTAATTGGTGGGTTTTTATATTTCATTTTTTCATCTTCATAAAAAGAACGAGCTACAAAGTAATTGAGGTCACCACCATCATCGTAAGACGGTATAATAACCCTACCACTATATAACCCATCTTCACAATATCCGATGTTATACTTTACGATGTCAGCTGTTGTGATATCTCTTTTTTTTAAGTAGTGAAGTGCTTGATTATAGATTGGATTAAATGAACCGGTTGGTTTGAAATATAATTGTTTAAATTCTTTTGGTAATTGTAACTTGATTACATATTCTTCTTTAGAATCATATTCAGGCTCATCACCATATACATCTCTAACCTTATTCAGGTCCCTAACATCTACATTTAGTTTACGGAGTAGGGAATATACACTCCTACCTTTGGAATCACATACCCAGCAGTGCCATCTTTGTGTATCTAAGTTTACTTGAAGTTTCTTTTTGTGGTGATTACAAAATGGACAATGGTGTGCCTGTTCGTTTCCCTTTAAGGATGAACCCACACCAAGTGTAGAGTCTAATATTGTAATTATTTGTAATTTATTCCTACCAGATAGCATAGTTTGGATATTAATACCACAAATATACGAAAATTATCTGATATAACCTAATTAATGGTTAGAATTCTTTACATCATAAAGGAAATCTGCTAAAAATTGTAATTTGTTAGCAATTTGTTCTCTTGGTACATTATTTGTTACCATTCCTTTAAGGTCTACTAACGATGCTGCTGCTATTTGAAGTGCATCATCTTTTGCGTTTAAATAAGCTTCGGAGATTCCGTACTTCTTTGCGATTTCAGGTATTGTCATAACTTTAATTTATAATATCCCTACGGAAAAACTTTCCCATAAGGTTTTCGTTTATTGCTTGTTCGTTGGCTAGTACATCGTAATGAAACTGCCATTTAATTTCGTAATATGATAAGGATTTTTTGGAAAAGCAAAACTGGATAATCTCTCTTTCAAAATCACCAGCTCTACCCTCTTTTACTTCGGATTTAATCCATTCGTTTGATGAATAGTATTTCTCCCAATCGGAAGCACTTCTAACAACTCTCTTTCTAGTCTTACCCTTAAGGGGCTTCAATCTTCGAACTTGATTTAGGGATTTCTTCCCTATATAAAATCTACCAGTTGGGACATGTATCATTTTATAGACAAAACCAACTGCACCTTCCGGTGTGTTTTCCTCTGTAACAATATTTCCATTAAATTTCCAGCTCACTTATTTATTTTTTGCAGTATTAACCGAATCTGCGTATTTTTTAGATGGGTTAAATCCTCCAGTTGTACCACCTATTTGTCCACCTCTTGGTTTTGATAAATCAGTTTTTACCAAATCTTTCGAATTTTGAAATGGGAATTCTACGCCAATAGGAGTCTTATCAATACCTTTTGTATTAGCTTGGGAATCTTTTGGCTTTTTAGTTAATAATAATTCTACTATTTTAGACATTTTTCTTAGTTATTTAATTACCTATAAATATAACACTATGTATCGAAACGAATAATAAAGTTTACTGGATAATCTGGTAGTGACTTTATTGGTTGTGGCAGTTTCGCTACAGCCACCATATTCAAATCATTATCATATAATCCAATCGTAGTAATATAGGGTGCTAAAAATGAACCAGTTCTATCTATTGATGAGCTGTATTCGAAGTCTGCAAATCCACCAGTTACAGTTGGATTTATCGATGATGTTATTGATGTTAATTTTATTTTACCAAAATCAGTTCCATTAAAATCAACCGCTGATGGGTTTTGTGAAACATTGAATTCATTTTCTAATACTGAAATAAATATTTCGTTTTCATATATTGTTTTGGTTGAACGATAACTTAAAGTAAATTGATTTAATACAGAACCACTAACTACATCTTTAGTAACAACTACTAATCCTCTATCATAAAATACATTACCTTTTATATTACTACCAGAATCTAATAAATTAGAGTATCCATCATCTCTATATGTTCTACTTAATGTTTCATCTTCTAAAATAACTGTACCTACCTTAATACCTTCCCCATAATATCGTTGTGGAATTGAAAATATGGCCATTTCATTTTCCAAAACTCTTTCATCGGTAGATGCATAAGATTTTCTTAAACCAACTTCAAATAAAGCAGATGCTGTTGCTGGGTTTGTGTAAAATTGCGCTTTAATTGATTCGTAAATTACTTTTTTATTAAACCCTTGACTTTTAGCGTCAGAATCTACATCAATAAAAGTATTATTTGGATTTTCACCAAAAATAGGAAATATATCATTTTCATCCAAAGTCCATTCTTTATAAACTTTAATTGGTCTTGTTATAATATCCGATTTAGAAATTTCCTTTAACATCTAAGTTTTGATTTTATATAAATATTCTTTAAATAAAAAACCCCCATTGTGTGTGTGGGGGTCTTTCGTATTATATTATTTTCTAATTAGAATGATAATTTAACTTTTATTAAAACTTCCTTATCAAAGGATTTCACAATTGGTTGTGATGTTTTAGCCACCGCAATCAATTCGTTTGCATCGTTTAATAAACCTACAGTTGTAATGAATGTTTGTGGGTCAGTTTCAAATGTACCTTCTACAAAGAAACCATCCGCATCAATATATGTAGGATTGTTAGAATAGTTAAACTCTCTATTTGTTGCTCTTACAAAGAAATGCTGAGTAGAGATATTTTCAGTTCTACGTGCTTCGAAGTCACCACCTCTACGGATTGCCTGAAGTAATC